CTGTAATCTACCATATCTCTAAGATCATAGCGATTACCGGATAATGATAGGTAGACAGGAATTTCTGCTGTATTAATTGTATTAGCAGCAGGAGAAGCAGAGTCGTCGATTACATAAGAATCTACTGTAAAATATCCACTGCCAGTTGATATGTCAGCTCTAAAGCAATCAAACTCTACAAGAAGCCTGTCATTCGCACCTATAGTATGACCAGAGCCAGGCTTAATTTTAATTTGAGAGTGATTATAGAAAGAGTCTCTTTGACCGTTATCAAGTTCAAAATATCTAACATTATTAGTATTGGTATTACTATAAGTGGAACCTTGGTATACAGCTCTTAGTTTATAAACATCTGGTAAACCTAAAGACCATGGTCCAGTTACCGTATTAGGGTGAGTATTGGCTTGAATGCCTACCATAATATTTTTGTTAACGGTCTTTTTGGTTGGTGCTATTGATCTAGAAACATTATAGAATACATCTGCTGTAAAGGTATTAGCAATACCTACATCAATATTAGCCGATACAGAAGTAGCTACAATATTACCAGTAGATTTAAGACTTATAGGTTGACCTTTATTGATACCTGGTGCGCCGGTATTTGAGATAGGAATAATAATAAATCTGTCTTCTTGTGTAGTAGATAGCGGGCTACCTGTATCAGAAAATGTAGTGTTTGAACCATCAGGTGTAATGGTAGCTACACCTGATGTGAAAGTGACACTACTCTTAACCTGTCTAGCAGTATATGAACGATCAGAAGTATTTGCAATTGCTCTACGACCAATAGGAAAAAGTAGAGGCTTGAGTGAACTGTCGTAGAGATATGCATTACCATTCGTTAATATAACATCAGCAATACCATTAGCAGATGCGTGTTGCACTGTTACGCTTCTTACACTATCAAAATTATACCCATTAGCCATTCTGATATTATTAAGATACATTCTATACTGTGCATTAGCGGTACCAGGTGTGCCAGAATCGTAAACTACAGAATGTACGTACGCGGTACCTAGTGTATTAGCAGGTAGAGTTGTACTTGAATAAGTGCCACTGGTGATTGCTGTAGCGGTAGCATTGCATAGATTTACTTGAACAATCGAGTCAGTATCAAATACACCAACAAACTCTTTTACTAAAATATAGTTGCCATATCCAGTGCCGACGACTAGATTATCGATAGAAGAAGTATCAGTGCCTTTTCTTAGATTTAGGTTACGCTTATCAGCAAACTCAACTCTGTATCCAAGAGGATAACCAAGGCCTTTATCAACAGATAATACATGATAGGTAGAATTAGAAGTGTTGGCAGTTACTGCAAGCTCAAATGGATCAATAATATAGTTACCACTCTCTTCATAGGTACGCTTTGCTAACTGTCTACCAAGTTTAGCATATTCGGGATCTGTACGAATTACTGCAGCTCTACCACCTTCAAAATCAACAATAGAAAAGAAATTATCTGTATTGGCAGTATTAGCGGTAATACTAGTATTATCGGTAGCACGTACAACTAGATTAGCTGATAGTTTTAGTCTATTAGCACCAGGTGCGTTATAGTTTGGAGAGCCGAGCGCATTATCAAGAAGATCTTCATCACTATCGGACGTAATTATTGATTCGTTAGTTTTAAAACCGACAGATAATTTATCTGGCTGATTATTATATTTTGTTACGATAGTAGTCTGAGGCTCTACGCGAACAAAAAATCCCTTTTGAAAGATTGTACCTTCTGTAACACTAACAGTATAACCTACCCCTACAGAATTTACAGAACTATTACCTACAGTTACGGTACCGAAAAGAGTGTTAGCTACGGTACGAATCTGCACAATTTGATTAGGATCGTATTTCTTCTGGGGTGAGTTATTAGCATATGTTCCAGAATTGATATACTTAATATAAAGTGTATTAAGATCTGGATTAGCAGCCTCAAACCCTTCTACGGCATTAACGATAATAGCTTCAAGAAGAGTATTAGATGAGTAGACTTTCTTACCAATAAAATCTGCAACCGATGAAATAGCAGTACCATTACTATAATTGTCTAGAATTTTAATGTAATCTAGTCTATCATCAAATGTAATACCGCAACCATCTATAATAGAGCCTTCAACAAAAATATGCTTGCCGAACTTTTCAACCTGGTCTTGTAAAATGGATTGTAATTGAGTTAATTCACGAGCCTGTACAGCTGTAGAGGGTCTGAACAATACTCTATAAAAATTATTATTAGCATCAAAGTCATCATAGTATGGAGGAGTATTGAGATTTGTTTCTAAAGGCATATTACCCTCTAAGTTTAAAACTTAATAATCAAATTAACAGCTTCTGTACTTACATCAGTACGAGTTGCAGGAGAAATGTTTTCAGTATATAGGACAGATCCTGTATCTCTAACTAGGTTAGGTCTGATAATACTATTAGCGTATTCGGCATAACCTTGAGCATTTGAGGTTAATCCTTTGATAATATTGTCAGTACTTTCAGTAAGTATACCATCTACATCTGCTACACTAATAACACCAAGTACCGTACCTACTGCAGCATTAGCGCCAGAAGTTACACCTACTACGTTAGCGCCATTAAGAAAAGTACCCTTAACGTTAGTAAGTTTCATATATGTGCTATTTGCAAATAATAGTATACCGTTAGCAGATGAGCCTTGAGTTATTAATTCATTAGTAGTGAACGATATTGTATTACCTGAAATCAATAGATCTGTATCATTATTAGCGTTATAAACTAGACCTGAACCAATTACTGTACCGATTGGTGTTATAAACTGTAATGATTCACCTGCTGTGAAGTTGCCTGTTTTTTGCGAAAGTGTAACTCTTGCGATTTGATTAAAATAACCAAACGTTAGAGTTTTTGTATTGTTAGCGGTCTTAACTGCTGTTACGTTAGCATAAGCATTTGAAACTGGATCATAAACAATATATCCTGAGCTGAATACACCTTCAACATTTGATAATCTTAATGTAGTATTATTAGACGATATTAACCTTCCAAACGCACCAGAGTTTTGTTGATACACTACGCTATTAGCTACTACTGTAAATTCGTTAATAGATGTATTAGTAATAGTAGAAGTATTTTCAGAAGAAAGGCCTATTACTGTTGTATTAGTAGCGGTCTTATCAAATGTACCTTTTACACCTTGAAGTTCTACTAAAGAGGTATTAGAGAAAACTACTATACCCGTAGCAATATTAGCCTGATAAACTACTTCTCCTACTGTAAAGGTGTTGGCACCTGACAGGGTAAGTTTGGTACGATCGTAGCTATTAATAGTTAGATATACATTATCATAAAGTGGATTTTTAATAATTCCAGCAGTTCTAAAAGAGCCACTACCTGGCAAATTATATTGCTCTATACTTGTATTACTAAAAGTAACAGTTATGCTTGTATAGTTTCCGCCTAACTCAAAAGCAACGTTACTGCCATGGCCGGTTACAGGACTAATAGAGGGTGTTAGTACTGCACCATTACCGTAATTAGGATTAGCAGATACAGAAACATTTGCCTCTGTATATCCTGTGCCTTTATCAAAAACAACAATAGACGATATCGCAGTAGTAGTGGTATTAACTAAACTGTATGCTGCAGCGTTTACGCCGTCGCCTGTAATGGTGACTTTCGGTGAAATGATATACTCTGTTTGCTCGTTAGGAATAATCGATACTGAAGTCATAGTGGAATTACCACCACTACTTGAAGTTAACGGTACACCAAACAAGAATGACCCACTAGTATTTGATAATGTGATAGTTGGGTTCGCAGCAATAGCAGTGACATTTGCATATGTGTTAGTTGTTACACCTACTATATTAGCACTAGTTACAAAACCTGAACCGGATATACTTGTTATAACCAACTTAGTACTATTAGCAAATGATACTACACCGTTTGTGGAGGAGCTAGATTGCGTTATTATTTCACCTAGATCAAAGCTACCAGTTGACGAGTCATAACTGATAATCGAACTATTTACATCTGCAAATTCTACAGTACCGGACGCTGAAATATTTGTTACACTGGCTACTGTAGCACCTGAGTTTATTTTATAGTGAGCGTTAGCTGTATAAGCTGCATCAAAAGGCCCTGCAATAGTAAGTCTTGTATTATTAGCTACAGCAGTTACACGATGAAAAAAGCTTCCAACCTTAATATAGTCTCCGACAGCATATAAAGTAGTAAATAGCGCATTGGCTGCAGCATTCACAGTATTACTAGTAGTATTAACCGTTACTGTACTATTACCTAATGTTGTACCTCTACCTGCATCAATCGCCTTATCTAGAACAAAAGCATCATCAGTTAAAGGCTTTACTCTAAGGAGAGAACTATTGGACGTGATAATAGTAGCTGTTGCACCAGAGTTACTCTGTGTAATAGTATCACCAGGTTGTAAGTATCCAGACTGTGATGTAATAGAAAGAGCTACTAAGTTCTGTGTAACAGTATCATTTACGCTAAACGTACCGGTAATGCCTGTTAGAACAATATTAGTTTTAAGGTCTAGAGCATCATTTAGTACAGCTCTTCTCGAAGGCCCGTCATAGCTAATAATTGTTCTGTACTGACTGGATCCTAAACCACTCTTTAAGTAAATAGCTGAGTTTGAATAAAAATTAGTATTAGTAGATGAATTACTAGAGATAGTTATTACGCTTGAATTAACAACAGCTTGAAGTGCACCTGTGTTAAAAGCTGCCCATCCAGTACCGCCACTATTTACCTTTATTGTATCGATAGTGCCAGGTGTAGCCGCGGATGTAACAGAACTATTAGAAGTTACAGGTATATAATTATTAGAGCCAAATTTACTGAGCTCAGTAGTACCTACTGTGTACATATATTTCCATACGTACCCATCAGAAGTTTTAAATGAAGAGGTAGATACTATAGATGGCAACACTACAGAGTTACCACTACCTGATTCTAGTACTTTATAAACGCCTCTATTACTAGAATTATAAACAAAAAACTGTTTGTTAAAGATATCACTATCATCTTTATCATAAGCAGGGTATGATGTATTGTTGGTCCAGTTATAGCGAGGAACCATTAGTATGATGTCGTTATTGGTTACTTCTTTGCCGTATAAAATATTGTTATAAACATTATGATCATAGTTGCTTATAGCTTGGTTAGCAGTAGGTGGATTATTGTCATCAGGCCAAGGCGTTGATTTCGCTGTGAAAACATAATAATTGTTTTCGTCGCTTTTAACGTCATCAATGAATTGCTGCGCAATATCGACTTGTAGTTTTTTTGTAATAATTCCAGCCATATTAGCTACCCAAAATCTTATGAATTATTTATGTAAGGGTTATAGAGCTGCTCATGTATTCTGCAGTACTATCAAGGTTATCATATATGATATATTTACCGAACAATTCTGTACCCGCTGTATGAACCATGGCTAATACCACATCTTTATATTCGTTGAAATTAACTGAGGACCTTAACTCATACGAAAATTCTTGATAATATTTACTATCTTGAATATATTTGTCGGAGTCTAAAAACCCTCTAGTTGATTTCCAGTAACCTTCTTTTTTACCTTCGCTTGATACAATAGCAGCTCCTGTGACGCTGAAACTACTATCCGGGGAAGATAGAGTTACTCTTTCTCCGGGTTCGTAACCTAATCCACTATCTACGATTTTAGTAGCAAGTGCAATACCTTGACCTGTACCAGCAAATGCATCTACTATAGCATCAGCACCCTTATATCTACCAGCTACACCTGGCTGCTCTAGTGCAGCAATAAGAGGCTCTGTTACGCTTACGTAAGGGTTTAACGAATAACCTGTACCAGGATTAATACCAGCGAGATAACTAATAGTACCTATCTCAAACTCTTCATATGTTAGCGCGTTTGTTAAGGTGGTAGCTAGATTTTCTATATCTGCGATAGATGATACTTTCTGAAAAAGATAATTAGCTTGATCTTTAAAGTACTGTACACCGCTTTGTGTATTACTAAAATTTTCTGTGACGGTTAAAGAGATATTATTAGCAATTGTAGATACTTGACGAACTTCCTTCGAAGTACTAGTATTTACTTGAATGTAACTCCCTACTACTAAATCGGTAGTAAATGTAGTACCTGTACCGGTTAATGTATTACTTCCACTAGTAGTAGCAACCGTTCCTGTAGCTGGTAATCCCTCATTAAAAACAAGCAGTTTTGTATCGAGTCTATCTCTAATATAATCAGTATTAATAGTAACGATTTCTTTATCGATTATATCGCCGATTCTAAAAGTAGCACCTGTACCTCCACCAACTATATTAGCTACAGTAGCGGTACCAGTATTGCTACCTCCTATTACGTTATAGATAAATCCTTGCGCGCTAGAAGTATTACCTACAAGTAAAAAAGTATTTCCACTGGTAGAATATACTGAAGTAGTAAAGGCACCCGTTACATTAGAAACATAATATGAAGTGTTGCCTACATTAGGTACTATGCCAACTATAGTACCTACAGCAACGTTAGCAGAACTATTTGCCTGATAGACTACTTCACCATTTGAGAAAGTACCAGATGCTACGTCGATTATTAAATTGATAGCGGTTCTTACTGTAGATCCATTAGTAAAGCCGCTTGTGTATTGCTTAAGTGTAATAACAGATGAGTTTGTTTCGGTAACAATACCATTTGCAATTATAGTATTACTTTCATTCACTTGAAAAATTAATTGGTTATTTTGAATATTACCAGTATTAGATGAGTATTGCAGTTGTAGTTTAGGATATACCTGTGTTAGTGCATCTAGAGAATAACCAGTGCCACCATTTTCTAATTTAAAAGTAACACGTCCTAATTGCCTGGTTGTAGATACTACTTTTGCTTTACCGCCAAAGCCTTTACCTTCTACATTTAAAATGTCACCTATTTCAAAATTAGCACCACCATCGATTATACCTATTGCAGATAATGAACCTACGGTAGATGGTATATTAATTCCAATAATATTATTATTTGTACCGGAGAAAAGTGATTCGCCAAAATCAAAAGATCCTTGTACGTTTGATATCTCTAGTATATCAACTACTTTTCTATTAGAAATACGTTGTGAGTAGTTCTCGACAATACCAGTTGCACCGCTATTGACGCCGGTTATTTTTTTACCAATATAATCTTGAATATTGTTTGCAGTGCTAGTTATTTCAAGAAATTTACCTTCTACCCACTCGCCGTCAGATACTCTTAATATATCATCTCCTGGGATATAGATAGAGACGTCCTCGTTATATAACGCTCTGAATAATATCTCATAGCTGCGTTCAGAACCTTTAGATTTATAAAGATCTTGAATATTTTTTAATAAAAGTCTTTTATCAGCTTCTGTCTCTAACTTTAAACCTACAGCGTATTTGTTTTTAAAATGTACAATGTACTCATCTAGTGTAGAGTCAATATCTCTGTATTCAAATAATCTTCTAGTTTTAAACAGAGTATTATCTTGCTGTTCCATCCATTCAAAATATGACTTTACAAATTCAATTAATACAGGTCCGTCTTCTCGGTATATCGCCGGGAATTGTGACTCAATAAATTGAGATATATTCTTCTCTATAAACTTCATTATTCTTTAACAGCTGTAGATGAAATATTGTTTAAAGCTACGTCTATTCTTATTACTGTGTTTCTATTAGAAGTAATATCTTGATTTCTAGGGGTAGCAGTAAACGTAATGCCGTCGCCGCTATAGTCAGCTATTACCACTGTAGCAATGTTAACTATACCATTTTCATAGTCAACAGTTCCAGCGTCTGTTTTTAAAATATTTCTACCTGCACTAGTATTTTCAAAAATGAATAATTTACCTGCACCGTCTTCACCAAAATATGATTCTCTAGAGTTGTAAGTAAAGCTTGACGAGTAAAGTGTAAACTCGTTAGTTAACGGTCTGGAAACATTATAATCGTCTCTCTCTATAGCATTATTAAAATCTATAGTGGTAGCATAGTTCTCATTTAATAATGGTATAATAGTCTTAGCCATTACTACAGTAGTTTCGTTACTTAAAATACTAGCATGAGTGTTATTGATATCACTAACTAACTTAGAGTATCTGAACGTCTTCTTAAAGTCAATAAGGTACGTATTGTTAAAGTTGTTGATAGTATTAGCAACTAGGCTACTAACTTGACTGTCAGTTAATGTAGTTAGGTTACTATTATATCTAACGTTTGTAGTTACGCCTAGATCTAGATATTCTGGAGTTTCTAGTTGGGGGTTAATAGCTAGAGGGGATCGCGTTTTTACAAAACTTAGTAATCTATCAGCTGTAGTTTGAGTAATATTATCTCCGGATTGTGTTACGCAAGATAGTATTACTCTACCATATTGTGGGTTTTGAATTAACTCTTCGCCACCATATACACTTATTGATTTGATTTCAGGAAAATTAGCAAGAATTAACGCTCTATAATCCTCTTTAGTTACTAATCTATCTTGAGTTTGAAAGAATCTAGTAGCATTAAATTTTATTGAGGATAAACTCTCATTCTCGGCACCACCTGCAGCTGCAGATACTGTAGAAGCAGTGACGGAATAACCGTCAATATTAGTTTGAGGGGAAAAAGAACTCGCCCCGTTAACAGCAGCACCCAACGAAACTCTATACTTAACAGCAATCATATTACCGTGAGCGGGTTTCTTACTTATTACATTATCACCAAACTGAACTTCATACTTACTGCTTTCAGCAGGCTGAATATAAAACACAGTAGAGTTAGCGTTAAGGCCGAATACGCTAGATGTAAACGTATATTCTGTGTTAGTAGAGGAGTTAGCTGTAGGGTGTACAAATACTTCTATACTATCGGTATCTACACTTGGGTTAGATAATAGAAATCTTTGATTTTCGATACTAGTATTAACAACAAACTTCTCTGTAAGCAAAACACCTTCGTAAATATCAATATTTCTAACAAATTGATTATTTGCATTTCTATTGATTACGTAAGGTTCAGCAGTAGAGAAGGTATAAGTGCCGTTCGAAGTAGTAGCTGTAAATTTATAATACTGAGGTACAGTAATAGAATATATTGAATTGTTTGTTACGTTAACATTAACTCTAACAGTAGCAGCAGCTGATGTATAGGATCTAGGTAAATAGTTTAGTTCTTTAGCATGTGATATAACCGAATCGCGTAACGTAGCAGTATCAAGAAACATCTCATTACCTATCATATTAAGATAGAACGCATTCTGATATGTATTAAAGGCTAGTATGTCTAGCAATACAGAGATATTAGACCCTTCAAAATCATAGTCAGCAAATCTGCTTTGACCTTGTAGGTATGTCTTGAGATTTTCTCTCAGAGAAGAGAAATCTAATTGATTAACTGGTAGAAAATCTGACATTACCTTATCCTATCTAACGTAACTTGCATGGTAATAGGCTGTTCTCTATTTATTACGGAAAAAACAATGGTAACGTCAACAGCATTATTGTCTTCGTATGGTGTACAGATTACATCTATTAGATTAGCTCTAGGCTCATAATTACTAATAACGTCGTTAATACTTTTTTGTAATAGTTCAATAGTAATCGGAGTAAGTGGTTCGAAGAGAAGCTTTCTTATATTTGAACCGATATCGGGTTTAAACGGCCGCTCATAAAAATCAGTCTGTAATAGATTCAGTATAGATCTACGAACTGCTGATTCGTTTGTAATTCGCCCCACGTCATTAGAGATAGGATTGATATTAAGGTTAATATCAAAGTCGGAATATATGACGTTAGACTGAATAGTACTGGACATTTTTTTCTCGGTTTATTTTCTATTTATTTCTATTATCTGGGTAAAGTAATAGGTGCAGAACTTACATCTGTAGGAGGAGAAAGAGGTAAGCTACTCGGTATCTGACCGTCTGTATTAAGAGGAATAGGTGCTGTTGGCACTGAGTTAAACGTTGAACTAATCGTCTGATTAATATTTTTTGTAATGTCAGAGATTACATTGGAGTTAGCTATACCCTTAAGTCCCGTATTGATTCCGTTAGATAAATCTGCAAAAGCAGAATCGATATCGTTCATAACTGAATTTAACTGCGAGTTTACTGAATCGGTAAGCTTATTAATAAGCTCATTTGTATCGCCTAAAAACGATTGTAATTGAGAAGCAGTACCGGCCGGTAATATAGAATTAGCTGAGGGTAATAGATCTTGCGTGGCGCTAGCCAGTTCTTGTTGAGCTTTATCAAGCAGTAAACCTATACCGGAAGTAACTGTTGTAATACCTTCTGTAATACCTGTATCAATAGCTTCTAGAAACTTACCTACTCCACCCTCTACCTGATTAATATTTTTAGCTACTACGTTTGACGCTTCAGTTATACTACCACCAAAAGACTCTTGTATTTTGAGTAATTCTTTAACGTCACTATCAGAAGGTGAGTATCCAAGTACTTGAGTCATGTTTGATCTTAAAGTCTCGTTTCTACCAGACATAGCTGAGCTGAGACTTCTCTGAATAGAATCAGGATCTCCATTTACTGGAAATGAAGATGGGTCTGTAGCACTATTTACCAATCTTTGAGTATTAAGTAAAGATTGTAGTTGACCTGTTTGTTCTTGGTTGAGAGATCCTAATCTGTTTAGAATCTCTCCCATTCTACGCTCACGTTCTTGAGCACCTGCTAATTCTACGAACATTTTTTTTATGCTGTCTGTATTGCTGAAACGCGTTGATGGTTCATCATTGTAAAGTACTGTCTTCTATTACCTTGAGGTTTATAAGAAATATGAATCCATGGTCTTCCCGATCCTGTTGTTTGATACTCAAGCAGTAATTGGTCAAAACTTATTACTTCAATTAACTCCTGCGCTCTAGTAGCATAATCGCTATTACTTAATGAAGGAAATTGAATATCCACAGCTTGACCTAATCCATGTTGGCTCACACCTGATCCGCCTCTAGCTTGTGCTTCTGGTCTAAATCCAGATGTGATAATAAATGAACCTCTTCCGTATTTTTCTACGATGCGATCCAAAACATTTAAGCTTAGATGCTGTAGGTTGGTTACTATCTGTCCTGCTGTTAGTCCAGCTTGTGATCTTACCATATGACCAAATACTGCATTAGTAGATACATCTCTAAGCTTAATGTATTTTGTTAGTTGTTCTTGTCCGGTAAATCTTGTTTCACTAGAATAATCATTATCTGAGCCAGTAGGGGATAAAGTAGGTAACGGAGAGAGACCGGCTGGTGCGATAAACTGCTGTGAGCTGTTAGTATAAGGAGCTGAAGAGTTATAGCCAGGGTAGAGAGGTACACTGGATCTGTTACCATCGTCATTCTCAATACCTGCACGTACAACTCTATTAGATACTTGAGGTAGAGCAGGTCTAGGAGTTCTATCTGGATTAGATCTATCAGCTGGAATTATAAACCCAGTTAGCGCAGGATCAACTGCTACTGCACCAGAAGCAGCTGCAGCACTGTCTGGGGATGCAGGGCCAGAAGTAGATACGGGGTAGAAATTACCGCCTTGTGTTTCTTTTGCAGTTGTAGTTGCTTTCAAAGAACCTGCATTAATATTAACAGTTCCACCGTTACCTAATACTACATCACTAGAATTTAAAGATATTTTACCTGAAGCTTGTTGTACTATTTTACCACTTGAAGTGTTATTAATATCCACAGCGCTTAGAAATGAGTTTTCACTAGCTGTTACATTATGATTTTTAGTTGTAAGTTTAAAGTTATCTGTTACGGTAGTATCGATATTATCAGCTTGTGTATTAATACCGCTAGACTTAACTTTCATTTCACCGACATTAGTATGATTATACTTTACGGTCTCTAATACAAAATCGTCAGCTCTAACTTTAAAAGTTTCTTTAACGTTAAGATTGAAGTTACCTGATGTAGTCATGTTAATGTCATTTTTTACAACTGCATCAAGCTTACCTTCTACTTGAAGGTTACAATCACTCATTACCATAATATTACACTTACCGGATACAGTAATATTGGCTTCACCGCCAATAAAAATATAACCGTTACGTTCTACAATATAAAAATTATCACCTACTATTTTCCGTACTTCAGTTCCATTAACATCCGTCTCAGTATATGTACCTGAAGGATGATAGCGATGGTAACGCATGTTATTAGGGGTATCGTCAAACTCTTGAACTAAACCATTGGGAGTTTGATATACGTTATTATGCGGATAGTTTGCAGCGTAAGGTGAAAGAGGTTCATCCCAAGTATCAATAGATAACGCTGTTTGAATGGCAGTTCTTCTTGTAGCATCTTTAACATCTACTACAGTACCTACAGTTTCACCGCGAGCTAATCTGTTTGTATCTTGTTCATAGTTATATACACTATCTGCTGCAGTATTATCAGTAATACCTACTGTAATATTAGAATTAGGTAATTCCTGAGCGATTTGATCTCTAGTATTAATAGCCATTATGTTACCTTTGGTTGATTATCTGTAATACTATTATACCCGATTCTAAAATACTGATTACCGGAAGCACCATAAGCGTCTGTACCTGTACCGGTAGTTTTATATCTGGCAGCACCTCCAGGGCCAAGAAGATGTGCTACTGCGAGATAGCCTGAAACAACTCTAGGAGAGGATGCAGGAGTTAAAACTCCTAGTCTAATTAACTGTCTATAGTTTTTAATAGTGTATTCGTCACAAGCACGCTCTTGTTCTGGAATATTACTAAACCAAGCCTGCTTGGAAGATACACCATTTTTTCCAGTCCAGGTCGTATTATTATTTAATACTTCTTTCATTCTACCTGGACCTGCTGACTTAACGTTAACATAACCGCCTTCATATAGTGCAGGTATACCGAACTGATACTTGCCGATATAGCCTAGGGTATTTTCAGCAGAGTAATTACTATTGGATTCTCTTTGACCTAGAACAGTTTTATACTCTTGAAACTGAGCTGGAGTAAGTAGACCTAGCTGGCCAGGAGTTACATCAGTTGCAGCAACTTCAGCTGGGTCAGGATTTTGAAGTCTATCTCTTAAAGCAGCTTCTGGTAGGGTACCTTGAGGGCCTGTATTGTTTACTCCTCCCAATACTCCAAATATAATCGGATATTGAGCTACTGAGCCATCTGCGAAGAAGCCTACAACTTCAGTACCTATTTGGATGCCTACTGGTGCTACACCTCCACCTTTAGTACCAGCACTATTTGTAGGTTGCAGAACGGTAGCCCATGGTAGATGTTCGGTCAGTAGCTCACCCTTATCAGGTGTGTGGTATCCATGACATCTAACCTTAATCCTGCCTAATCTAGCAGGGTCATTATTGTCTTCTACTTTTCCTATGAACCAGGTAAACCCCTGTGTTCCCATAAAACTTACGGTCATTACTGTAGCGCTTTAATGTTAATACTATCTGTTGTAACTTGCTTGTTATAGAAAGTAGCTCTACGTAGAGAACTCTCTTTAACACATACGTAATTAGTATAAAATTCAAACTTAGATCTGCCAGACAAGCTTATATCATGAGATATATCAGTTATTATATACTTACCTGAGAGGTCTTTATCACTAGATTTATTATCATTTGCTGTTGATAATGTATCGGGAAATTCTAGTTCTACTGCTTTACCTACATCTAAATCTAGAGCTCCATAACTTTTAAACATAATAGTATTTTCTCTCATCAAGGCAGCAAATGGGCTAGAATATAAAAAAGCTTTATTTGCATTATCTATCCGCTCAGGATTATTATAGGCCTGGGGTGGAGCGTATGGTATAAGGTAAGTGAGGCTACCCAATTCTTTTATTTTGTCTATAAAGGTATCTGAGTTTCTAACATCCACATTGTTTAGTCTATTAGTAGCTTCTTTAAGTTTTTCTGGTAAAATGATTGCTTCTTCTTCAGCTCTTTTCTCAAATAGATTATATGATATTACTCTAGTAGAATAGTACCCATGCGACATTTTTAGACTGGTATGAAATCTTAGAGGGTTAGAATATGCAATAATAGAGTTATAGCCTTCTCTATCGTTTGATACAGTCATCTTATATGTTAGTTTACGAGGGGGTGTTTCTATTCCTCGCTGAATCATATTCTCAAACGACTCAAAGTTATAACCTTCAAAGTTTTCATAGAAAGAAAACGTCGATGTTACGTACTCTCTATTATTATACGCTTGTGCAGTTACCATAACGATCTTCTCAAAAGGTTTTGATTCTACAAAAGCATATTGAGTTGTACCTACAGTATCCTCAAAGTGTACTAGTGGTATTTCTGTTTTAAGTTCATTCTCAAGAATAGTCTTAACTATGTTAGTTGAAGTATTTGAGTAGCCTCTACTCTTCATTGCACCTGCGTTAATAAACGCATCAACACTTATTAATTCAAGCTTAAAGAGAGAACCTCCTGTATCCTCACTAGGAATTTCTGTATCGATTTTATTAACTACAAATTTATAAGTTAACTCTTTACTAGGCAATGTTTCACTTAGTGCAGGCTGTTTAATATAAACCGTAACAAACTCTTCTCCAACAAAAGAGAAGTCTTCATTATCTAGTATGTTATTAGTATCACCTATAAGCATGTATGCAAACACGGAAGGAAAAGTCATACTACTATTAAGGTTAAGAGATACTAGAAGTGCTTTTATGTCTAGTTTCTTGGAACCGTCAAACTTCTCAACTTCTATTTTATTAATAATGACTGCTGATGGGTCATTAAGAATATCATTATTATTCATTCAGCTTCTTTTCCAGAGTTTTAGCCATCTCTTCAATAGCACTTGGAGAAACAACTTTTATAACTTTTTTAAGTTCATTTAGTTCTAGTTCGTAATCATACGCGGTAATAGCTGTATAGCTAGCTTGATCTCCAGCATCAAGTAAATCATACGTAGTATTATTAATTATTATGCTATTAGTTACATCTTTATAATGTACAATTGTATTTTGAGCTGATCTCAAACTACCATACTTTTTAGCAATATATTTCTCGAACTGTTCAGTTGATAGGTACCAGTCAAAGTATGGATCTACTTGTTTGTTAACGAGT